CGTAAACGAGGAGGAGGCAGAAGCCGATTCCACCAAATCCATGCAGGCACCGAACGTGTTTGCTAAAACTGGGGAGGGCGCATAATGCCTAGCAACGACACTCCAAAGAAAATCTTTTTGAAAGGCTGCCCCATGGGCAAGGAAGGACTCGCTGGCGCGGCCGGTATCCTTCCCGGCATGCTCGTCGAGCGCGCTGCTGGCGGCACCGTAGTCGTACACGCGACCGCCGGTGGTCCTGCTCTGCCAGCCTTCGCCCGTCCCAACGAGGTTATCGGCAACGGCATTGACGTCGCCTACAACGACGAGGACACCGTGCTGTACGGCGTCGCGTCTTCCGGCCACGAGGTTTACGCAGTTGTTGCCGCTTCCGCTCCGGCGATCGGCGATGGCGTTTATCTCGAAAGCGCCGGTGACGGAACCTTGGCGGCTGTTACAACCGGCACTGCTGTAGCGAAGGCGCTGGAAGCTGTCGACAATTCAGGTGGCGCAGAAAGCGCCCGTATTAAAGTGGAGGTGCTGTGATGCCCCAGAACGCGATCGTAGACGCGGCCGGTAACGTAATGGGGTCTGGCCGCCTTAATGCAAACCGCATGCGCCCGTTCCTGAACGAGAAGGGAGAGCCGCGCATTCTTACGAACTCCAACCAGCCAGTCGCGAACGCCGAAGGCGCGCTGCTGCGTTACGACGAGTGGAAGGACATCGACACGGAAGTGATCAAGGTCGCCACCGATCGTCTCGTTGGCATCCGGGATCTCCAATCTGCCGGGCTCGTTCACAATCTCGGATCTCTGGGCATTACGTTGTCCCAGTGGGAAGAGGAAAGTGATATGACCGGCGCGGACGTTTCCATGTCCGGTATTACCGAAGGCGAGGAAGACACTGTGGCGTATAATCTGCGCGACGTTCCTGTGCCGATCTTCCACAAAGACTTCTCTGTCAACATTCGTCGCCTCGAAGCGAGCCGGATGGTGGGCGAGTCTATCGACGTTTCTCAAGCTGGCATTGCTTCTCGTCGCGTCACCGAACGCTCCGAGGATATGCTGTTTGGCGGCGCGCCGATCTCTGTGGATGGTAAGAAGCTGTATGGCTACACGACCCAGCCCGGCCGTACCCAGATCGACCTGACCAGCAACTGGGACGCGATCGCAGCAGCCGACAACCAGCTGATCCTGGACGACGTTCAAGCGATGCTCCAAGCCGCTCGCGACGACAAGAAGTATGGGCCATTTGTCCTGTATGTCCCGCGCGCCTATGAGTTCAAGTTGGACGAAGACTTCAACGTGAACTATGCTGGCGTTACTCTCCGGGAGCGTCTGGAGAAGCTGGGCGGTATCAGCCGCGTTGTAGTCGCAGATCGCCTTACCGCCAACAACGTTGTGCTGGTACAGATGACCCGCGACACCGTAGACCTCGCCATTGCGCAGCCGATTACGACTGTACAGTGGTCGTCTAAGGGCGGTATGGTCGAGAACTTCAAGGTGATGGCTTGCTGGGCCGCTCGTTTGAAGTCCGACTATGACGGCCGGAGCGGTATCGTTCACCTGCGCCCGGCGTAACGTAGCGAAGCCGTAAAGGTGTAACTGAAAGGGAGCCGCGCCGACAAGGTTGGCTCCCTTTTTTCATAAGACGAGAGGAAACGGAAATGCCACAGTACAAGCTGAAAGAAGGCAAGTTGGTTCGTAAAGCGGAGAAGGGCGGCCGCGAGTCGTTCGTCAAAGGCGACGTTGTCGATATGTCCGTTGAGCAAGCCAAGAACTTCGGGCTGAACCTTCTGGAGCGCCAGCACGCTGACGAGCAGGAAGGCGGCGAGCAGGAACCGCAGCTGACGACTAACCCGGCAGGCGGCAAGAAGACTGCGCACAAGGCGACCCATAAGCAAACTGAACCGAAGGAATAAGGCCATGGCAGCCTCCACAACTCCAGAATCTGTAAAGGCTCTGATTGAGACAGAACTCGATCCCGCGCCGTTTATTTCGGCGGCCACCTCGCTGTACCAAGCGACTGTCGGCACCCGGCTATCGGACGCGCAAGGCTCGATCGTCCTGGCGTGGCTGGCTGCCCACTTCCTCGCCGTCTCCGATCCGCGAGAGACGCAGGAAAGCGTTGGGACGGGCTCGTGGTCGTTCGAGGGAAAGAACAGCAATGGCGTGGGCCTCTCCTCGACTCAGTACGGGCAGATGGCGATGGGGCTGGATACCTCCGGTCGCCTCCGCGATAGCGAGAAGCGCAAGGCGAGGTTTACTGTACTATGAGCAGCTTGCTCCACCCTATTACATACTGGCCTCCGGGAGAGAATCCAACCCCACGGCAAGAGCTTGGGCGGATCGCGCTGAAAGGCGTTTCTCCTCGCGGCGGCCTTCCCGGTGCCGGCTCCTCGAAAGCCTATTTGAAAAGCGACGTTTTCGAGATCGGCGGACTGGTCGCAGACGGCATCCACGCGTCGATCCCTGTCACAGCTCGCGAGGTGATGGCTATTGACCCTCGCAAGTCGAGGCGGGGCCAGCGCAAGGTGTTCGAGGCAACGCTGTCAGACTACAGCGGAGACACCTTCTTTGACATGGCCGAAATCTGGCGCCCAACTCGGAAGCCGGACGGCGGCGGCGGATTCTTCGACGAGCTGGAGCTGGTCGCTACGGTGCCATGCGATATTGTATTCAATCCGGCGGAGGAAGTCGTTGCCGACAACGAGCGATCCGCTGGCCCCTACACAGTAACCGCGCTGAGAGATTCCGGGCTCCAAACCGGCGATAGCGTGTATGCAACCACCCGCGAGATTTTCCTGAAGGTAGACGGCGAGGTGGACAACCCGAAGCGAGGATTGTATCTGACCGCCTCGCTGGAGATCGAAGATGACACGCGCCCAGTCGACCTTTAATTTCAAAGAGGTCGTCGCCCAGATCGAGAATGGGACGCGCTTCAATGCGAAAGCGGCCGCGCTCCTTGCGCAACGCGAGATCCAAGAGCAGCTACAAGGCCAAAGATCCGGCAAAATCTACAAGGTGTCGAAGACGGGGGAGCCTCACCAAGCGTCCAAGCCCGGTGAGAGTCCGGCGGTTTTGTCCGGCGACCTTGTGGGCTCAATCTCCACAGCGCCCGATCCCGGCGGCGCTCCATTTTACTATGTCGGATCTGATAAAGAATACGCGCCACACCTCGAACTCGGAACGAAGTTCATAAGGCCAAGGCCGTACTTTGTAAAAGCCGTTGAGCGGGCGCTCGCGGAGATCCGCGCCAAACTGTCCAAGAGGATTGACGATGGTTCCTGAAATAATCGCGGCGCTGAAAGCTGATGCTGAAGTCGCGGCGCTCCTCCCGGTAGACGAACTGACCGGTGAGCCAGCGATCTTTTCTTATTGGGCGCCAGAGTCGCGCCAGCCTTATATCGTCGTAACGCACGACGAAACGCTGGTGGCGAACATGGATGGCACAGTTTCTTCCGGGCAGCTGGAGCTTAATATCTGGGACGAAGGAAACAGCGTTGTACGCCTTCGCAAGATTGCCTTCAGGGTGATTGACCTATTAGACTATACAGACCTGGCGAATGAGCGAGGATCGACTCGAATCAAATTGCGCCAGAGCGGAGCGATTCAGGAGCCCACGCCAAGCGTTTCGAGGTGGCGGATGACCTTCGGCACGCGTATGCTTCGAGGGGCAGCGACGGCCGCGAGAGCGAACCGGGAGGTGTACCAGTTTACCAAGACCAATATCAATACGGCGAGCGTGGACGATCTCCAAACCTTGCCGCGTGTTACTTCGGGGCTCGCCTCGACGATCGTGCAACATAGAATCGACAACGGGCCTTTCGCCACGATCGAAGATTTGTTGCTTGTGAACGGTGTTGGAAGGAAGACTTTTGACGCAATCCAAGGTTTAATAACGACTTGAGGCAAGGAGAAAATCTATGGCAGTTTCAACCGAAACCGTAAAGCGCATGATCATCGACGCCGGAGCGGTGTTTGCTGACTACGGCGAACCCGAAGAACGCGTGTTGGGCGCGACTCGCGAGGGCGCGAGCTTTATCATTGAACAAGACATTCGTGTAATCCCGATCGACGGATTGCGAGGGCCCATGAAAGGCGCTCGCCGGATTATCGACGAGACTGCCCGGATCACAGCGAACCTTCTGGAGATGACCGCTGAGAACTTCTCGCTGGCGCTCATGGGCTCGACAATCACAACAGAAGCGGACCCGGCGCAGAAAGTTATTACGCGCGGCACCGCCTTCCCGGATGAGTCAGCGTACCTCACCAACATCGCGTTGGTAGGCCGTCGCCGCGATACCGGGCAGGACGTAATTTTCATTATCAGGAACGCGCTGTCTGAAGGCAACTTCGAGATCGAGACAACCGACGACGATGAAGCGAGCCTTGAAGTTACATTCGCAGCCCACTTTGACCCGGCGGACATCGAGACGAGCCCGTGGGAAATCCGTATTCCAGACGAGGTGTAAGCAATGGCTGAACAAGCCAAGAACGTACAAGTGAGATTGACCGCCGGAGCCGCGCTGGACTTTGCTGAAGTCCTCGCGGATTCGATGGACCATATGAATATGGACCTGTTCACAAAGGCCAAACAAGCAGGCGACGGCGACGGGAGCGAAGCGGCGAAGCTGGGCGCGGAGATCCTCCAGACGATGCTGAAGTATAGTCGGGAATCCGCGTTCAAGTTCCTCGCGAGCGCTGCCGGGATGACTGCGGCGGAGCTTCGTGAAGAACCTTTGTCCACGCTCATCGAGATTATCCGCCAGATCAAGGAGGATCCAGAACTCAAGGATTTTTACGAGCAGGCGCGCGGGATGCTCAGCTAGGGCGCTGGGTTGTAACCGATCGTCTGCTATCCCGATATGGCTGGACGCTCGACGAGCTTCACAGGCTCCGGCCGGGACAGTTTTACAACCTCTCGCAAGTAGCTCTCGCCGCTCAAGCGGACGAGTCGCGAGAGTCGCTTGTTGTAGAGGCGTTCAACGCTTGGCTGTGCGGCCACGGAGGACAAAAGAGCTTCCAGAAATACCTCGAAGCGATCGGCTTGCCCAGCCCAACCGCAGAGGTACCAAAGACGACCAAGGAAGAAGCCTTGGCAATCGCTAACAGCATCGTGGAGCGTGACCGTGCTAGAACTCTTCAAAATCGTCGGCAAGATCGCGCTTGAGGGAAGCGAAGCTGTAAAGAAAGGATTGGCCGATATAGACAAAAACGCCCAAAGCACAGACGGGCGTTTGATGAAGCTAGGCGACGGGATGCAGCGGCTTGGGTCGAAGGTCAGCGCGACCGGCGGCGCTATGACGAAATGGGTCACCGGGCCGCTCGCTGCCGCTACTGCGGGCGTGGCGCTACTCGCGAATAAGGCGACGACGTACACCAAAGAGTTGGACCGGATGACGCAGGTATCAAATACCAACGCGCAGACCTTCCAGCGCCAAGCCTTCGCCGTCAAATCAGTCGGGATTGAATCCGACAAATATGCCGATATTCTGAAGGACATGAACGACCGCGTTGGCGACTTCGTCAATACCGGCGGCGGGCCGATGGCCGATTTTTTCGAGCAGATCGCGCCGAAGGTAGGCGTGACCGCAGAGCAGTTCCGTAACCTCTCCGGGCCGGACGCTCTCCAGCTGTATGTGAACAGCCTCGAAAAAGCGAACCTTTCTCAAGAGGAAATGACATTCTACATGGAGGCGCTCGCCTCCGATAGCACCGCGCTTCTCCCGCTCCTGAAAAACAACGGGGCCGCGATGAAAGAGCTGGGGGACCGCGCGGAAGAAACCGGGCTCATCCTCTCTGATGAAGTCCTCGAATCGACCCGGCAGGCGCGCGGCGATATGGCGCTGTTTGGACAAGCCATGGACGTCGTATCAGTCCAGATCGGCTCCGCGCTTATCCCGGTATTGACCAGCCTCGTTCCAGTCCTGGTTGACGTCGTTGTGCCCGCTGCCAAATCGCTCGCCTCTGTAATCGACGGGCTCGTTACCGCGTTCACATCTCTGCCTCAGCCGATCCAGACGATGATCACTGCTACGCTGGGGATCGCGGCCGCGCTTGGGCCAGTCCTGATCGTTCTCGGCAAGGTCATCGGGCTCGTCGGAGGAGCCATCAAAGTCTTCGTCGCGCTCAAGGTCGCCGCGCTGGCGCTATCTCCGGCGCTGGTTCCGATCGTCGTTGCCTTCGGGCCGATTCTTGCGATTGTCGCTTTGGTCGCTGTCGGAATCTATCTCCTGGTCAAAGCTGTACAAGCGATCGTCGAGCACTTCGGCGGGTGGGAAGTTGTCATGGCCGCCTTCTCTGAGTTCTTCTCTGATATCTGGGAATCCATGAAGCAGATGGCGGCTCAGGCTGTGGCGTTTCTCGGGCAGAAGCTAAACGAGATTGCCCAGTTCTTCGCCGCGCTTCCGGGCAAGGTTTTAGCTTTCGTATCGAACATGGTTCAACAGGTCGTCCAGTTCTTCCAGAACATGGGGGCGATGGCGCTGAACGCCGTTAAGAACATGGTGTCGCAGGTCGTAAACTATGTGAAGAATATGGCGGCAAACGTCATCAGCTCGATTAAGTCGATGTTCATGGCCGTCGTCG